TGGGAGCGTTCTCCTTATTCCGGCAACACCAACGCCTTCTGTCGTGTGAACAACAACGGCTCCGCCAACGGTAACTACGCCAGCAACTCCTATGGCGTGTCCTTCGGCTTCTGCGTTNTGTTGGCGTGTCAGTCATCAAAGCTATGCGTGGCGAAAGCTCCATGCAGTTCATCGAAACCGCCAGACGGTTAGAGCTTCACGCTTTCTCTGTCTGCACCAAGGCTCCTAAAAGATACGCACCTCTGCTGACAAACCGTATCTTCGAGCTGGCTTCCACGGTTCACGAGGAAGTCCGAGCGGCGAACAACATCTATCCGCACAATCAGCATGAAGCGCAAATGCGGCGAGATCACCTGATTAACGCCAACATCGCCCTTCAAAATCTCAGCCCGAAACTAACTTTGCTCTATGACGCTATTCTCCAAAACCCTGAAAAATGTCCATGGATTGACCACGCCATGAAGGAATTTGGAGAGTACATCACGGACGAAGCACAGCTTATCTCCAAGGTTCGGAAAGCTGACCACGAGAGATATAAAGACCTCCCTGCGTGAGTTTTTCATTGGGTCAAGCCCTGTAATTGTTACCGTTTCTGCGAACAACTGGTGGGAGCGTTCTCCTAATTCCGGCAACACCAACAACTTCTGTAATGTGAACAACAACGGCAACGCCAACAATAACAACGCCAGCAACTCCAATGGCGTGTCCTTCGGACTCTGCAACTTCGCATAGGTCAGTCGTAGTAACCCCTTTGGGCGAAATCAGTACCTTTTGCAGAGGGAGGGCTTGTTCCCGGCTACCAAGCCAAAACACCCCGTCCGATGTAGTCAGCCGGACGCTTCTTGCATGGTGAGCGATTGTACGGTAGCTCATTTCATGGCTGGTACTACAAGCAGTTAGAACCCGTACCCGACAATAAGACTGTACGGAGGGGAACCTTCTATGACAAGTGAAGAACGGAGAGAAGCCCGTTATCAGCGCAGAAAAGCCAAGCGGGACGAAGCTCGTCTGCGGCGAAGCAAAGAATGTGGTGATTTCGATGAAGTCTTTTCGTTCAGACACCTTTACCTTTCAGGGAAGAAATGCTGTAAGGGTGTCTACTGGAAAAACTCAACTCAGCGGTATATCGGCAATATCATTCCGATCATCGCAAAGACCCATCGTGAACTGCAAAACGGAACCTTCAAGCACCGTGGTTTTCACGCTTTTACCATCATGGAGCGAGGGAAGAAGCGGTATATCCGATCAGTCCATATCACGGAACGAGCGGTTCAAAAGTGTCTGTGTGACTACTGCTTGGTTCCTACCTATTCGGCCTGTTTCATCTATGACAACTCAGCCAGCTTGAAACACCGAGGTATGGACTTCGCCCTGCGCCGTATGACCTGTTACCTCCAACGGCATTACAGGAAGTACGGTCTGGAAGGAGGGGTTCTACTTTACGATTTTCACAGCTTCTTTGACTCGGCTCCACATGAGCCGCTGTTCCGTGAAGCCGACCGCAGGCTTCATGACCCGAAAATTAGGGAGCTTGCGAACAGCTTTGTTACGGACTTCGGCTCTGTGGGCTTGGGTCTTGGCAGTCAGGTGTCTCAGACGAACGCCCTTATGCTTCCCAATATGATCGACCATTACTTCAAAGAGGTCTGCCGTATCAAAGCCTATGAGCGATACATGGACGATGGTGCGGCAATCAGCCCTGATATTGATGACCTGTATCTCTGTATGGATGGGTTAAAGATCATCTGCGAGAAGTGCGGTCTGGAACTGAACTTGAAGAAGACAAGGGTAGTTCCTCTCAGAGATTATTACCGCTGGTTGAAAACGAGGTTCATCATCACACCGACCGGCAAGGTTGTTCGGAAGATGAACAAAGACTCAACAAAAATCGTTCGACACAAGCTCAGGGCTTTCCGAGGAAAGCTCGACCGGGGCGAAATGACCTTGGCTGATATTCGGTGTTCCGTGGACTCCTACAACGGTCACATGAAGCGAGGTCACAGCTTCAAGGTGCGGCAGCGCACCAATCAGTATTTCAAATCATTGTACGGGTTCTACCCGGACGAGAAAGGTTGGAAAAGCCATGTATAAAATCATCAAGAAGGACGCAGTTCTCGGCATTGTGAGCAATCTAACTTGGGTATGTATGCAGGAAAACGGCTGCTACGGCCTGACGGTCGAGGACAATGCACAAGGTATCGCCTTGAACGGCACCGTATACCATGTCAACGGACACCCCAAACTGGACGGTGCTGAAACGGTTTCGGTCGAAGAAGTGGACGATGGCGTTTACGCTTCCAGTCTGACCGCTCTGCTGACTGACCCGAACGACATTCGTAATTCTGAGCAGTTCCGCAAGGCTGTCCAGATGTTCGCCAAGAGCCTTGACGAAGACTCTGCAATGGTGGTTGCGACCATCTATGACCCCTATCAGGTCGATCATGCCTATGCGGTTGGTGACTACTTCACCTACGGCGTGAACAGCGTAGGCGACCCGCAACTCTACAAGGTAGTACAGGCGCACACTTCCCAAGCAGATTGGAAACCTGACACACTTCCCGCCCTCTACACTCCGATTGGCCTGACCCCCTCCGGTTATCCCGTGTGGACTCAGCCCACCGGCGCTCATGACGCTTACAACAAGGGCGACATCGTGAGTTACAACGATAAGTTGTACCGTAGCCTGATTGACGGGAATGTGTATTCCCCGGACGCTTATCCCGCTGGCTGGGAAGAATACACCGGAGAGTAAGGGAGGGCAGGACATGAGTGACGCAATTCTGGTTGCTATTATCACGGGTGGCCTGAGCCTGCTTGGTATCATCTACTCGTCCAGCAAGTCCGCCAGCAAGGTTGACGCAAAACTGGACAAACAGCAGGCGGTTATCGAAACCAAGATGGACGAACTGACCCGTGAAGTGCGGGAACACAACAATTTTGCGAAGCGTGTGCCTGTGGTTGAGGAACAGATCAAGGTCATCAACCACCGTATCGAGGACTTGGAGGGCTTTCACAAGCCTGCCTGACCCGAAAATCAGGTGAGAAAGGTGAGTAATCGGGTCAAAATCCCTATAACTTCTTCTTAGTATGCGTGTATAAGAGGGAGTTTATAGGAAAAACGCCCGATTACTCACCTAAGTCACCTAAATTAAAAAAATGGAGGTAGAAATTATGCTTGAAACCATTCTGCACAATCTGACGAACATTGGCTGGGCTATGCTGATTTTCCTCTGTGCGTACCTTTCCAATGTGTCCTTTTCTCTGTATTACAACATCAAAATCCTGCTGGAACCGTTCAGCAAGGAAAAGCTGATAAACTCAGGCTTGAAGATCGCTGCTTTTGTCTGCGGTCTGACCCTGCTGTGTGTGGCTATTACCACGCTGCCGCTGTTTGCGGATATGGTCGGGTGGGAAATTCCGACTGAGTATGTGGATATTTTCAGCAATTTGGTGATTATTGGTGCGGTACTCATGGTGTCCTGCAAGTACATCGCAGAAGCATTTACGAAGTTCAAGGCCATTTTGGACGCTACCAAGGAGGGCAAAAGCTATGATGAAATCAAGTGAACTGGTCGCCAAGGTCGTTGACATTGCCAAGCACTACAAGACCCTGTATGTCATGGGGTGTTTTGGTGCGCCGCTGACTGACACCAATAAGTCCCGGTATATCAAGAACCACCCCTATAATATGGCGGCAGCTCGTACCTCTATGATTATGGCGGCGACCCCTGACACCTTTGGCTTTGACTGCGTGAACCTTATCAAAGCTGTGCTGTGGGGTTGGACTGGTGACAAAACCAAGTCCTATGGTGGTGCGAAGTATGCCACCAACGGCGTTCCCGACATTGGTGCTGACACCATGATTACGAAGTGCAAGGACGCTTCCGCTTCCGGCTGGGACAAGGTTGACCCCGGCGAGGTGGTGTGGACTACGGGACACATCGGCGTGTATATCGGAAACGGTCTGGCGGTCGAGTGTTCTCCCCGTTGGGCGAACAATGTGCAGATCACCGCTGTCGGTAACATCGGGAAGAAGAACGGGTACAATATCCGTATGTGGAAGAAGCACGGACACCTCCCCTATGTGACCTACGACAAAACCGTGACCCCCACACAGCCCGAAACGGTCAAGCCCGTTCCTACTACCGAGGTCAAGGCGAAGGGTGTCGCTCGGTCTTTCAATAAGGCTGTGGCAGGCACTTATACCGTGACCGCTGGCGCTGGCCTGAATGTCCGTGACGCTGCCGGAACGGACAGTAAAGTGTTGGTGACAATCTCCAAGGGAACCGCCGTCAAGAACTACGGCTACTACACCGTTGTAAACGGCGTTAAATGGCTCTATGTGGCGTTCTCGCACAAGAGGGTAAATTATACTGGCTTCGTGCATGAACGCTTCCTGAGCCGCTGAGAGGGCTTCTTATGGGTGGTAAACGAGTGCAACCTAAGCCGAAGAAGAAAAGAATGAGAAAGCGCACGAAGTTCACGATCTTGTCCATCTTCAATCTGACTTGGTATGCCGTTGTGGTTCTGATTTTGAACGCCTGCGGTCACACGGTTGACACAGAATTGACGGTCGGCTGGTTTGCGGCTTGGACTGCTGAACTTGCCATTCTGTACGGTATCAAGGTCAGGTCAAAAGAAACCTCAGACGAGGACGCTCAGGGGTGAGAAAATGCAAGTGCTGAAAGAAATCACGCTCGACAAGGTTATCAATCTCTATGAGGGGCAAGTTGTTCATGACAAAAAGCAGCTCATTGAATGGGACGATCATCGCCGTACTCCACTCTATGAGCTGAAAGAACGAACGCTGGCTCAGGACAAGATGATCTTGGGTGCGCTGAAATGCGCCAGAGCGAACGGGTATTCCGGCGAAGAATAAAAGAAGACACTCCCTACCGATTAAGGTAA